CTTCGATGTTACTGAGGAAGATACTGATATTATTTCTGGACCTTTCACTAGAATAAGTATTGAACCTACTAAGATGACCCAGAACGATGAGGTTAAGAAATACTTAATACGTTTAGGTTGGAAGGATGCCGAAGAATGGAATCTGAAGAAAGACGTTTATGATAACTTCGTTAAAGTAGAATCTAAGACAGAGGTTAGATGGCCTAAGAATGCCTCTCCTGAGAACCAGCTAGTTAAATCTATAGAGAAGCGGGGTTACATGGTGAGTAGCCCTAAACTGTCTGAGGAGGACTATACACAACTTCCTGAAGGGATAGGTAAAAAGATAGCGGAGTACAACACATACAATCATAGAAGACGTTTCTTAGAGAATCCTACAGACCCTGAAAATAAAGGCTTATTGAGTTATGTACGAGAGGATGGAAGGATACCTTGTGGAGTTAATAACTTTGGAACACGTTCAGGTAGAGCTAGTCATAGGGTATTTGTTAATGCTCCTTCTGAGTCAGCATTATTTGGGAAGGAGATACGAGAGTTAATATTGCCAGAGAAAGGTTATAAATTAGTTGGAGTTGATATGAAATCTGCACAATTATCTATAGCAGCTTATTATGCCAATAATGGGGAGTACTATAATAATGTAGCTACAGGGCAGGAACTAGATGAAGATAACAAATATGTAGGTATGTCTGCCCATTGTGTAAACGCTAGAATGTTCGGTATGGTATCAATGGAAGATTTTTATAAAGCTGTTGATCAGCAGAACCCAGACCTGATATCATATATAGGGCTACAACGTAAAAAAAGTAAAGGAGGTTCCTTTGCAGTAATCTTTGGGGCTAGTGGTAAAAAGGTAGCTACGACTATAGGCATCCCTGAGAAAGAGGGCCATGCTCGTAAAGAACAATTCTTAAATCAAATGGGATTGGATAATACTATTAAAAAATTAGGAGAATTTGAGAAGAAATACCCATACAAAAAAGGTTTTTACTTACCACTAGCCTTCGGGTATTGGTTATGGAATAATAGTAGCCACAAGAACGTTAACACAATAGTACAGGGATTTGAAGCTCTTGCTCAAAAGATGGCAGTTATTAGAGTTAGTAGAGTGTTAAAGGAAAGGTTATTAGAGGATAAAGCGCGTAGAATATTAGATTATCACGATGAGCTACTACTGGAGGTTAGGGAAGGTTATGAATACGAGGTAGGTAAGATTGTAGGAGATGCGTATACATGGGCAGCAGACCAGATATATAAGAATAACCTTAATACGCCTAAGCTTTTCCCGAATTACACACCCCCTAAATTTGCTATAGACCTTAATGGGGGTTACAAAGTAGGAGGTAATTATTATGAAGTACATTAATTAAAAGTAAAATAAACCCTTGACCCTCTCAAAAAACAATGTATAATGAGAGGTATAGACTAAAGAAAAAGAGGAGAGTACTATGTTAGAAAATGAATTAAGCAATATGACCCATGCAGCAGTAATGCAACAAATTACATTGCAAGGAGAATGGAGTGATTTCAATAAACTTACTAACAACCGTAAATTTAAGAATAATGACGTAGACACTTACAAAGATGTAGTATTGTCAGGATATAATAAGATTATTAATTTTGTAAACAAACAGGAGAATGTGTAATGACTAAATTTAAAACAAGTGCGGTATATAAAGTAACTAAAGAAGCTTCGGGAAAAGACCTAGAATTAGGTAATCTATACCTAAAGAATGTTCCTGTGACTTTCGCTCAGGTATTGAAGCCGGGTAAGAAGTACAATAGTGACGATAAGGCTTACTCCATGAATGTATTCGTAGATTCAAATACTATGGATGCTTTGGACAAGATTGGTATCAATAAAGAACTTGCAGAAGTAGGTGTTACTAAGATTAAAAAAGGTAAAAATCGCGGTAATATTAAATATCCACTAGATGAACATAATACCCCTTATGAAGGTATGTTTGCTGCTCAATTCTCCCGTAACGTTGAAAAACGTAATGCCGAAGGTGAAGTAATTAAGGTACTATCACCCTTAAAAGTAATCGGGTCTGATGGAGAACCTTTCACTGAAGAGGTGGGTAATGGTTCTGTATGCCATATAAGAACGTTCGCTTATCGTAATACTGATGATGCTTTAGTTCTGATGCTAGATACTGTTGTAGTCCTTGAGCATGTACCTTATGTTAGAGAGGACGGTTTCTTTGATGACGAATTGGGTATTACCATCAAAGCGTCTGAAACAAAAGTTGAAGAAGATAATGTTAGGGATGAGTTCGGGTCAGATGAATCTGAATCTGATACTGATGGTGGTGAAGATACTGATGGGAAATGTCCTTTTTAGTATAGGAATCTCGATGGGGCTTCGGCCCCCTATTTTTGGTTATAATTAAATAGGAGATGTGAATGAATTTACCACAAAAAGAAGAACACCGATTTAAATTAAATGGATACCTTGACCAAGACCTTCAGTTAAATACTGAGATTGAGATTTTAAAGGAAGACCGTAAAAATATAAGGGAGATGGCTAAGGACGAATTAGATGTGAATGCTACCGATTTTAATAATCTGTCTAAAGCCCGTATTGATGCTAAAAAACTATCTGCTGAGATTGATGTAAGAGAAACCGCGTTAGCTGAGAATGAAATATTAGCCAAC